TTACGTACTTCTGTTTCTGCATCTAATAATTCTTTAGCATCTGCAAGGTCTCTATCGAAACCAGCAAGAATTTCTTTCTTCTTAGTCTCTCTTGCTTCTTCTAATGCTTTGAGTTCTTCTGTTGCATTATTAAGAGCTGCACCTTGGAGTCTACCTTGTTTATCTCTTAAGTCTGCGATTTGAGCATCCATTTGACCCAATGCATTTTCTTTCTTTTCTGCAGTTGCGAGTCTTGCTGCTCTAGCATCCGTAGCAGCGATTACTGCTTCTTCATATTCTTTTACTTTAACGGATGATTCTCTAAAACCTTCTAGGTCAAATTCTTCACCTAAAACTTTTTGAAGTTCTTTGAGTTGACCAGCGTCAAGGGAAGTGTCTAAGTCTTTAATGTAACCACTTATAATCCCCCCAACGTTGGCAAGTTTTGATGCTTGCAGAGTTCCAGCATACGTACCTTTGCTTGCTTCTCTAATATCAGCAACTTGTTTTGCTAATGGAGCATTTGCGTTTTCGATATTCCTAATAAGTTTTTTAAACTTAGGTTTTAGATTATCTGCAACGTCTTTTATTTCGTTAGCAAGAACTTCCCGCTGTTTACGTATGTCGTCATCTGCCATTTATTATTGTTTCCCGAATGCTTTTCCTGCTTCTGATATACCAAATGCACCAAGTGTTACTACAACAAATGATGTATAGATAGTGTCAGAAATTAATAGGTCTTGTCCCCAAAATGCAGTGATTAAATCACATACACCAAAGACAACCATTAAGAAAAATGAAATGAAACCAATGATTGATTTCTCGTTGATGTCATTCTCATCTCTAAACAATGCACCGATAGAGAACTTCTCTTTAGGTTTTGCAGCTGCTGTCGCAATCTGAAGTTCCTTAGATAACTTCTCCATCTCTTTAATTTTGTCTTGAGCTTCATCTAACTTCAAGACCATTTCAGTGTACTTAGCAACGTCTATCTCAACATTTCCTGTACTAACTTTCTTCTCTTCACTCATAGTGTGTCCTCTATTTGTGTTATCGTTTAAGTTTCTGTTGCTCCGCCTTTTGCCTCTCCTCTTCCAAGTAATCAAGCAATAACTTGATGTACACTTCACGTTCCCACGGTATCATCTCATCTAGTTCAGTTAATGAATACTTGTGGTGTTGCATTAACTGGAAGTTGGTATGATAATAATTATATACCGACTCGTGGGAAAGGCCTATTAAAAAAAACTTTGCAACCCTTCTAATTTTTTCTTGTTCTCAGTTCCACAACCTGAACAAGTAAATTCGTATTCGTGAGAAAGTTTAGGTAAGTCATCAAAGAAATTACCAATAAGTTCTAATTGACCGAATGTTAAACTATCTACAAATTCGTTCAATTCACTTTTATCTAAATCTGTTCCTTCATATACATTTTCAGAATCAAAGATATTGACGATACATCTCTTTACGATTTCAACTGCTTTCATGTTGTCATCGAGTTTGTCTATATTGTTCAAATCTTTAACACTAGGTACACGAAGTGTTAGACCTACGTCATCATTTATCATAACTTTATTGTCATCGGGTAAACTACCAACGATGTCAATCTCTTCTAAGTTTAAATCATAAGGGTGTGTTTCAAAACATTCCTTATTCTCACAATTCAATACTAACTTAGAAGTCTCACCAATGGAAACAGACCTTATCTTGACAAATAGCCATTCAAGGTCAACCATTGCGAGTTCATCAACATCCAATTTTTCGAATGTTGTTGCATCAATCATTTTCTTGACTGAACGCATCATGTCATCTTGTTTTTGACTTTCTCTCGCCATCACAAGAATCTTTTGTTCCTTAACTAGGAAAGGTCTGTATTCTACTTCTTGACCATTACTAGGTAAAGTTGTCCTATAAGTCGGTGTCGACTGTATCGGTAATGCCATAATTTACTCCATATTATTAACCACCAAATCTTCCACGGAAGTTGGTGAAATTTCTCTTGACGTTTTTTGCCTGAGAAATAGCAGTGTCTAATGAAGATAATCTATTGAGTATCTTACTAGACTTTTTATTGAATCTAGATGCAACACTAAGTGCTTCTAGAACTCCATTCAATTGATTTCTACCTCTGTTATTTAGACCATTTGGCATACGTCTATCTTGTCCGTATACTGGATGTGCTTCTCTCTCTGTTGGTTCATGAGGTACGTATGTTGTTTTAAAATATCTGTATGCAAAGTTTACAGTGATTGTGATAGGGTCATTCACGTCTGCAGATAATGATACTGCATCGAAAGATATTGGAAATGCTTCTTCCATTTCAATCTTCATTGTCTCTGTTGCATCTCTTCTAAGATGATACAATTCTATACGACCTTTATATTCGTCATAGAATTTAAAAAGGGGAAGTGTATGAGTAGGTGATTCTGTATCAGCATTTGTATCACCCCCATAAATGTAATCGTGCCATGCTTGTAGTATGATTCTATCTTCGAAATCATTATCACATATAAATGATACTGCAAATGTAGCACCACCATCGTCTACTTTACCAGTAGGCATTTGTCTTTCTTTACCGAACTCTGAAACAGGTGTAACTTCGATTGACCTAGAAGGAATACTTACACTTCTTGCACGTACACCCTTGAGGTTTAGACCTTCAGGCCCATAGAAGTTAACTTCAAACAGACTTCCGATTGCTGGTGTCTTAAAGTTTCCTAATAAATTATCAATCGTGTTTTCTTTTTTATCTCTAGGCATTATATTACCTTTCTCCTACTATCTGCATATACAGTGTTTGCGTTTGCACCTTCAAATCTTTGTGTTGGTAACATTGCAATTACATCCCAGTTATCATATGGGATAGTTCTTATTGTTCCTTTAATGTGTGAGGTTAAGTATCTCTTCACACACGGTTTATACCATCTCAATTCAGCAGTACTTTGAAGTAACTGATACGTGAGTCTTAATCTAGTGTCATCGTCTTCCCCACCATCTACATCATATGCATAATCTAGAAGACCCATGAGTAACATGGTTCTGTATCTAGGTGCAATGTAGTGTAAGTTCAGTCCGATGAACCCACCTTTACTAAAATCAAAAGGAATTACTACAGGGAACTTATCCCAGTAAGGTAAAACATCTTGCCACTTTGCATCGTAGTTGAACATTATCATTGACCCGATTAAAGGCAAAGGTGTCTTGAGTGGTTCTCCTTCTCTAGCAAGTTGTCTAGGAGATAATCTTGTTTTCCTTAAATTTTGTCTAAACCATTCTAGTGATTCTTCTTGTTTCCCCTTAATTTCTGAGGGAGTAAGTGAGTCTAGATTTTCTAGTATAGATGCCATACATCTATTTATAATAAATCTACTGATTTATGTAAATATGTATGTACTCGTTTTTGAATTCTTTGTTATCAGGATTGAAATCAAGGAAGTGTTTCATGTATTCGTCTTTTAATTCTTCTGCTTTGACGTGAACAGGGACACTTGGGTCAGTTGAGAAGTATCTTTTGAGTTTTTGAGGGACTTCTCCATGAAAATACGGAAGTTTTCGGTCATACATTTCATAAACACGTAAAATCCATTCGAAATACTCAGGTCTATCTTCACCACAATGCAATTCTACAAGTTTTTCTTGTTTAACCCACCACTTATTACGTGGAACATCCTTGAAAATGCTCCACCACTCATCAAATGACAAAACTGGAGTGTCAAAAATGTCTTTATCATCCCAGAATACAAATTTCTGGTCAAACGAGTCGGTGTGAAGTGTCACTTTTACTCTAGAATGGCCTGGATGGACTTTCCAGTCCCCACTATCGTGTAAAAATGCTTGAGGATACGAGTAAAACCCGACTGTTCTCATGCAGTGTACGAGATACATGATTTTTACAGCACCGTAAATGTGATTTTGGGGCATTTCACCCCCCGTTTTATGGAACTCCTCTTCGGTTAGAGGTTCTAAGTCGATGTGTTCTATCAAATGCTTTGCATAATGAACACTAGGTGTCATATCAGGGACTAAATTCTTGTCTATTGCATCACGCAAAGAGATGATGCGTGGTTTACTGAACTTTGATATCTCTTCAAAGTGTTCTTCGAGTAAACTAAACTCAGTGTTGTCTAACAGATAAACCATCTAAGTACTTCTCCACCATCTTTAGGTCTTCGGGTGTGTCTACGGATAACCCAGCATCTGCAACATGAACCATTTTGACACCGTATCCATTCTCAATGTATCGTAACATCTCTACCTGCTCATTGATTTCATTATCACCGACTGGTAGATTGGGAAATTCTTTTAACAAGTCTCTAGTGAATGCATAGAGACCTAACTGTTGTTTTTCTCCAATATACTTTCTTGAATAGTAGAGTGCAAAGTCTTCATTATCAACTACGACTTTCACCACGTTAGGGTCAAAACACTTGTAGTCATCGGAGATTAAAGTGTAGGCATTTGTCACGCAAATGCACTTATCTTCTTCTATTGCGTTTACGACAGCATCGATGTTCTCAGGTTCAATGATGGGTTCATCGCCTTGTATGTTAACGAAGATGTTACCATCAACCAAATCAAGAACTTTTGCACATCTATCTGTTCCTGTACGACAAGGACTATCGACTACGATACATCTCATCTCGTTTTGAGAACAGTATGTTGATATTCTATGGTCATCGGTAAGAACAACTACAGTGTCAAGTGTCTCTGCTTTACATGCTTGTTCGTACACTCTCCTAATCATAGGAACACCGTTGATTTCTGCTAATGGTTTACCCTCGAATCTTGAGGATGACCATCGTGCTGGAATTAACCCAACAACGAGGTTAGATTGTGAATCGATTTTACTGAGACTTCGCATTTTCCATATCCATAATTTGCATGATAGAACTCTGTTCCTGCTCTTTCAGCACATTGTCTATCTGTATCCATGTCACCAATGTATATTGTTTGTTTTGGGTCAACATTACACATCGCCATAGTATATAGTAATTGGTCAGGAGCAGGTTTACCACGTAATCCTTGTTTAGGACAACACACTACATCAAACTCAGGAAAGTCCTTAAGGATGATGTTAGTTCTTTCTACAGTCTTTGATGTACAGACTGCAACCTTGTGACCTTTTGCTTTTAGTTTTTCGATGGTAGAGATTGCATCATCATAAATTCTTATCAGAGATTTATTTTTGAGAGATGCCTCATCGTATGTCTTTTTCACATCTTCGGTAACACCTAGTGTCTTCATTATATCTCTAAAGGGTTTACCGATGTGTTTTTGGTATTCAGAAAATGGAATGTCGATGTTGTGATGATTACAAACAGTAACCCATGACACTCTCATATTGGGAAGAGAGTCAATAAGGACTCCATCCAAATCAAATGCGTATAATATCATGTTAGATGGTCTTCAGTTAGAATTCTGAAGGCGTATCTCCTATCTTTGCAGTATTCGTTTGCTGCTTTAAATTTCGCTTGGTTAATAATATAAGTTTGGACTTCGTTCAACCATCGTTTTGTTTTTCGTTTGGGTTCTTTAGGTGGTGAGAGTTGTTTCTTGGGTTTAACCTCGATAACTTCTCTTACTACCATACCCTTAGAGTTCACATACTTGATGTAGAAGTCAGGAAAGTACCTATGTACTTTTTTATCCACTGGAGATATATAGGGTATTATAATTTCTTCGCTTCCCCACTCAATAATTTTGTCATTGTTATCACAATAGACCATGAATCTACGTTCCCATAGAGAACGGTAGAATATCTTTGTGGGGTCTCCCTTGTATTTTTTATAGTTCTTCGGTTTAAACTTGCCGCTATATGACATAAATAGATATATCCCTCATAGTAATATAGGTATTTATACATGGCATCAATAAACAAAATTCTATCAAAAGTCAATCAGGCAACATCTGCTATCAATTCGATTAAAGGTGTAAAGTCTAAAATACAGGGTAAAGGTTACACTGCGAATGTTGACAAGTTGTTAGAACAATCAGAAGAAGCAAAAAGAAAGTTAGATAAACGTAGACAAAGTTTACAAAAGAATCAGGACGCTGCTAATAAAGCAAAGAGTTTACGTAAGGCAAAATTACCACCTTCACCCGAAGTGTCAGAACTAGTGTATCCACTTGGTGAAAATTTATATAACTATATTCACTTCAGTATTAGACCAAGAAGAAATAGAGGAACTAAGAACGGACAAAACTTACTGAACGATAGTAAAACTGAAATCTATTTGTATATACCCGAAAATCTAACCAACCCCACAAATGCAAAATATAACGAAGGTGATGTCGGTTCACTTGCAAGGTCATTTATGGGAAGAGCAGATGGTGCTGTAGGTGGAACTAGTTTAGGTAATAATGAATTTATTGATGGTTTGTCTACAGTTGTTCAAGAAGGTATGAATAAACTTATCAATGCAGTAACGGGTGATGTTGTCAACTTTGCACAAGGACAAGCAGTCAACCCCATGAAAGAAATGATGTTCCAAGGTGTAGACTTTAGGTCGTTCCAGTTTAGTTTTGTTTTTCAACCTAGGTCACAAGATGAAGCAGATAGAGTAGAAGATATTATCTACTTGTTTAAGACTGCGATGTTACCCGATACTTTTGGTTCAGACGAATCATCAACCAACGTAGAAAACTATTTTAACTATCCAAACCTTGTAGATGTATCATGGGAAGGTCAGTGTGCAAAACACATGGATGGATTTCTACCAAGTGTGATTACTGCTTGTGATGTCAAATATAACAACGGTGGTAAATTTGCAACCTTTGAAACAGGTCAACCACTAAACATCACCATGGATTTAACAATACAAGAGATTAAGATTCTTACACAAGAAACATATCAACAAATTGCTTGTGAAGGTTCTAGTGGTAGATTGCATAGACCCGACACAAGTATTGGTGAAGGAACACCAAGTATTCTTGATACAAATAGGACGGGTGGATAATGAGTAATAAACTATTTGCAAACTTACCCGAGATTCAATACAAACAAGATGGTAAACTAATCACTGTTAAAGATTACTTTCGTAAAGCAAAAGTTGAATCAAAAGCATTAGAGTCAGTTGTAGAATATGAGTATTACGATTTAGGTAATGGTGAAAGACCCGATGTTGTTGCATCAAAACTTTATGGTGATGGTGACTTGCACTGGGTATTCTTCATGATAAATGACATCGACAATTATTATGATTGGTATAAAGACTCAGAGACATTTAATAATTACATGACTGAAAAATACAGTGGACAATATCTTGTTGCATCTCAAACCTCAGACATCATAACATCATCCAGTAAATTTCTTGTGGGTGAAAGTATATCAAGTGCTTCACAATCAGCACATGTTGTTTCAGTTGAACCCCTACATAAAAGAATCAAAGTTGATAAAGAAGTGTTTGTGGGTGGTAGTGTAGTAACAGGTGCAAACAGTTCAAAGTCATTTACAGTATCATCTGTTTTAAATCCTCAAGATGCTCCACATCATTATAAGAATAGTGATGGTATAAAAAGAACAGACCCAGCAGAAGGATTTACTGCAGTAAGTAATTTTGAAGTTGAATCAGAAAGAAACGAAGAAAAAAGAACAATTAAAATCATTAAACCAAACTACATAAGACAAGTTGTATCTCAGTTTGAAAGAGTGATATCCAAGTAAACTATGGAAAATTTTAAAGCGGGTGGATTTTACCTAGATGCCCTTACACTGGTAAATCAAGATGGTGAGTCTGTAGACATCACTAAACTTTGTACTGGCTTTAAACTTTACGAAAGTATTTACAAAAAATTTGTAACAGGTAGTGTCGATTTATTTGATGGTCTCAACCTAATCAAGAACTTTAAATTTTCAGGACAAGAATATGTTCGTGTCTGTATGAAGCAAATCGAAGGCGTAGGTGATACTGCAGAAAAAGAATTTGCAATCGATAAGACATTTAGAGTCTATAAAGTTAAAAACGTAAATAGACCAAAAGAAGACCTCACTACTTACGTTCTAAAGTTATGTGACCCCCGTATGTTCTTTGTGAGACGTAAGAGAGTTAGTAAAGTTCTCAGAGGTTCATACGACCAAATGCTTCAGAACATGTTAATAGATGAAGCACATATACAACCCGAAGAGTTTGACCACTGGGAGAAGACATTACCCGAGAATCAACAGTTCATATGCCCCAACTGGAACGTTGCAACCTTCATAGATTACGTTGTAAACAACTCAAACAAATCACCTAACCCTTCCTATAGAAATGGAATGTTCTTTTATCAGACGCTAAATGGTGGGTTCCGATTTAAGTCCATCGATGAAATGTTTGAGTCAGAGTTTCCTATGGTCTTTTCAAATCGTCCAGTATCAGGAACACTGGATACAGAAGAGATGGATATCAATGCGAAGGCAGGTCTAAATGCACAAATCATCAACCACTATAAACCACATATCTTTGATACATTAAGAGGAACGGTTACTGGTGCTTATGCATCGAGTATGAAAGTATATGACC